TCTCACGCTTCATGGCTGGCAATGATATGTCTGCCTGCCATTTTTGACCTGAATAAGCGTGAGCTTGACCAGCGAAGGTAAAAGGACTCATGCTGTATGCAACAGCGTTTACCGCTGTTAGCTCAACATTCATAATGCCTGTATGCGTAGGCAGCGCCAAGGGATAACTAATAGCCATTATGCAAACGCCTTTCCATATGATCCACCACGCCGCTTGGCGTCTACTACAGCGGCCTTAGCGCTGTCTGCTATCTGTGGCATTAGCTGCTTAATCTCAGCACGTACAGTTTGTTGTACGCCTGTGCTAACATTGATGACTTGATTGACAACTACGCCACCACCGCCGCCAAGCTTGTTATTCGGCACGATTGACCCTGAGCGTGATGGCACAAACATTTCCGGCCCACGCTCACCAACAACATAAGGCTTGTCTGATTGAACAGGCCCACCTATAGCCTTAAACGCAAACGGATTAGGCCCACCCATGAGGCCAATAGCACTAGAAATAAATCCCGTAATCTGTTTGACTACATAAATACGATAAAGCTCAGCTATGATATTGCTTGCCATTGATTTAAATGCGTTTTCGGCTGTCATAGTGCCATCTACCATAGACATCATAGCGTTCTCAAATGAACTGCCCACCATCTCTGCTGCGTCCTTGATCCGCATAAGCTCTGGGCTTAACTCAGTCTTGATGATCTTGGCGGTTTCCTTCGTTTTGGTATTCGCTTCATCTTGACCAGAGGTTAGCTCAGCGTAAGCGTCTTGCATTGCTTTTATTGCTTTTGCCCTTTCTGTTTCCGCAACCGTCACAGAAGCCTCCACGATAAATGCGTTTCTGGCGGCTTGTACTTCCGATTGCCTCGCCTTTAATCTAGCTGCATAGATTTGATTGGTTGCGGCCACTGCTTGTGCCAGACCTTGCTCGCTGCCCAATACGTCAACGTAGTTTGCGGCAGTCTTATCTATGGCTCCATTTTTCTCAATGTAAAGCTGCTTTATCGCCTCTTCAGCCTGAATAAGCCCATATGTGCTGCCCAATATATCTCTGTATGCATCTGATGTCTTAGACGCCTCATCCTTGGCGGCGCTGACTTCCGACTTGATCACACCTAGCAATCCCTGCTGTCTGGCGAAAGTGTCTAATTGCTTTTCTAGCTCAGGAGTAAGCAATTTTTCAGCGTCAAGTTTACTAATTGCATTCTGTAAACTTTCAGCGGCCTCTTGCCTCGTTTTCCCTTGGATTCCAAGAATAATTCGCTCAGCCGTCACTCTGCCATCAATGGTAGCTACTAAATGGTCATAAATCGTGTTTTGCGCTTTAGTAAGAGTTACATTATTCGCAAGATCAGTCTGAAGCCTTTTAAGCATATCAGACTGCGCTTGCATAAGGCTTTCCTCTGGAGCGATATCCTCTAAGATGGTTTGCAAAGCTTGGCTTCTTTGCTCTTCTGCAACCCTCCTTACTAATCCTAGTAAATCTGAATATTTTTGGATTACGGGATCAGCAATAGATGCCATATCCTTACCGATTCCATCAAAGTTTATACTATCTAACGTATCATAAGCCGCAGATAACTGAGTTACCGCAGTTTCCACATTATTCGTCGCACCGGCGGCTCTGTCTGCCGCCATCTTGAATGCAGAGAATACAGATATGGCCGCGCCAAGCACCGCACCGAATGGCCCAAATATCTGAAAGAATTGACCAGCCTGTTGGCCAAATGCTTGGATCTTACTTGTGCCGTTGGCGACCTGAACAGCATAGTCGCCCACTTGATAACCCGCTTGCTGTAGGCCACCTAAAGCAAATTTGCGCAAGCTCTTTTGCGCGCCAGTAACTGACCCGCCAAAGTTGTTCATCTGTATTGAGCTTTGCTTTATCTGACGATCAAAGTTTCTGACGCGGCCCTGAACTTGCTTAATAGGCCGACTAGCGCGGTCAACCGCAAGAAGTTCAAACTTTAGCTGTTCTGCGCTTGCCATCTTCTTCCCGCCTTTCGTCCACGATCTTAAAGTATGCGACCCATTCATTATACTCCGTTAGCGTGATTTTCTCAATCTCACTAATGGTGCGGCCCAATCTATCTGCTAACGCGATTAAATTAAACCTGAATGGGTCTTTCTTTAGTTTCCCTCAGCTTCCTCAACAGAGCCAGCAGACATCATGGGTGCGCTCAATTTATAAATCACCTCATGGGGGATGCGCTTCAGTTTAGGCTTATGTTCAATCGTATAAGCCTTTTCGCCATCCTCCTTTAGAGCCTTCAAGATAATCAGATCAATCAAGGCGTCTATGTTGGCAGATGGAAAGTCCGAATGCTTCCGCTGGATAGATGACATCTCTCCAGAAGTCATAGGGGTATAGTAAACACGCAGAGGCTTGGCCCCTGCGCGTAAAGTTACTTCTATATGCCTTGTTTCGATATTCGATAAATAATCGTCTAAGGCGTCTATAGGGTTAGACATGGGTTACACCGTTGTAGCTGTTAATGCCCCACTACCTTGCACAGTTATTGACGCTTCCACAAGACCATCAAATGATGATGAACGTGTAACGCCGGTAACGATGGCTGCACCGCTGTAGTATGTATCGCCAGAAGCATCGCCCTCTGGATAAACATTAAGCGTAACAGAAGCGCCAATAGTCAAAGCGCCTTGACCCGTTGTATCGGTTTCATCCCAGAAAACATCAACTGATCCAGTGAATGTTGTCAAAGATGATTTGTATGTGCGAGCAGTGTCGCCCATAGTTGTATCTTCTAAGGTATCCGCGCTTTCCTCTAAGCTGAAAGAGCGGATTTCTGCTATAGCGTTAGCACCGACCTTTACGGTTCCTTCGCTGCCTGTGTGTGTAGCCATTGGAGCCTCCTTATCTGGCCGTTTCTACGTCATCGATAGCTGTATCATACCTTACATCAAATGTCAGCTTTGCGGAACCTACTGGTTGTTCCGCTTCACCTGAAAAGTTGATGTCTGTGGCAGTTAATACAGCCGACTTTGCAAGGCCATTGACATTGAAGTCATTGGCTATTGCCTCTTCGATCTGGACAGCGATAGCGTCCACATCATTATCAAAATTATTCGTTGCTCGCACGTATATATCCACCTCAACAGAAACAATACGCGCAGACGTTTTTACACCAATGGTTTGCAGAGCAGATGCTTCTGATCCCGTATAAACCGTAATCGCAGGAAGGTCTTTCTCTGTTAGAGCATATACCCTAGACGAAAACACCCTACGCCTCACCAATAATGCATTGGACTTCAGCACAGAGACAATTCTGTCTCTTATTTGCTGCCTAACATGAGCCATTAAGATTTCTCCAACTGCACAACAGTAACGCCAGTGCCATCATGTATCCAAGCGCGAACATAATAAGTATCTGATGATACTATCATAGCGTCATCATACTGAATGTATGGAACATCTACGGTTCGACACGTTACTCTAGGCTGCTCCTGATGAACAGTTGTCATTCCACCAGCGTCAATTGGGATAGTCTCGTTGTCGAAGATAGCCTTGATTGTGCTATCCCCACGCCCAGCAGCGCGTTGATATGTGATTGATTGAGCGAACTCATCAATGTTGAATATTTCGGCTAAATCACTCGCTAGTGGCAGTGCCATCTTCTTCAGCCTTTTCTTCTTTTACATATGACTTAGCATATCCGCGATCAATTAGCTTCTGGGCAACACGATCATCAACTGTATGGCTTGCACCAGCTTTGCCGTTCTTACCGCCCCAAGATGCGTCTTTAATCAGAGTAATCTTCATTTTTTCGCCCTTGTGGTTTTAGGCTTTGCGGCCCGATCCGTAGGAGCCTTAATAGGCTTAGGCTCTGGAGCCACGTCAATACGTCCATATCCTTTTAGCGCAGTAGCTTCATCCGCGCTCAATTCAACTATGTCTCCAGCCTTTCTAGCTTGGCCAGCAGCAACACAGGATTTAAGGATAATGTATTTCATCTTTTGCCCCTTATTGGAAAGGAGGGCCAAGTGGCCCTCCCAAGTTAGCATTCTTATGAACCGTCATTGTTGAATGCAAAGCTTACTGCGTGACGTACAGCTACGTCTACAGTTTGCAGTGCGACGATCCGTACTGTGCCTGAGCTAGACGCAGTATATGGATCTACAACAATGTCCAAACCGCCATACATGCCGATCAGCAAGTCAGCAAAGTTGCCGAAATACAGATCACCAGCAGTGACTTGGTTTGATACGATTGCATTGTAACCGTTCATTGATCCATCTGGAGCAACTACGAACTGGCCTGAACCACTGTCTTTTGTGGTTGTTTTCAACGCACCGTACATGCTGGCTGGCAGGATGTAAGCCAAGTTGCCCTGAAGAGCGTTGTCTTCTGCTACCGCAGTTTCCATCGCTACAACTTCAGCAAATGTTGGGTTAGCTGCTGCAAAGTCAGTTGGTGTGTTGATGCCTGATGTGTTCTTTACACCAGTTGGCTGACCAGATGATCCTGATCCAGCTAATGCACCCAGATCAATCGCCAGAGCGATAGAAGCTGTCAGATCATTACGCACCAATGCTTCAACATCCAAAGATGATTGCTGCATCATAAGGCGTGTGATGTCTGTATGTGCGCCCAATACTTTAGGTGCCATAGTGACCTGACCAACAGTTGGCTCGCTTTCAGCAGATGCGCCACCTTCAGATGAAATCCAACCGGCAGATGATGCGGCTGTTTTCTTTGGGATCTTCACGTTGCCTGACAAGCCTGTCAGCATTGTTGCACCAGCTTGCATAACTGATGAAGCATTCCGCAATACGTCGATGAAATCGCCGCCACGGAAATCGTCAGCAATGATGCCAGCATCGTCAGATGTGTTCATGTCGCGCACTTTCCAGCTACGCAATACATCTGCTGGGATCATAATGCCTTGTGCTTCAACACCCATCGCGTCTGACGCAGCAGCAGCAGCTTCTAATTCAAAAGCAGCAGCCTTTTGTGCAGAGCGATCAGTTGGGTTTGCATGGGCGCGGATAGCGCGAAGCAATGAGAACTGACGGGCCTCTTTCGGGGCAAGTCCGATTTCATTTGGCGTATCCAATGGTGCATTACCGATTACGTCCAGCAATTCACCGCGAAATTCTGCGAGTGAGCGGCCTTCTGATACGGCTTTGTCTGCCAAATCACGCTTGTTGTGCTTTGCAGCCAAGCGGTACATTTCAGCAGTATCTTTTGCGGCAGCGCGAGTAGCTTCGGCCTTTACCGCATCGATGTCGATCTTGTTATCTTCCGACATGATATTTTCCTCTCTAATAGGAGCTTCAGTGATAGGTTGAGCGGGTGGCTTCTCTGCTGCACGGCCTACCCCGACTGTCCGGTCTGCGGGTATGCTAACAACTGATACTTCCATTGGAAGCCAAGACTTCACGCGGTAGCTATCCGCATCTTGACGCTCCATATCGTTGACATGATAGCCAACGCTGATGTTGCTTCTGATACCATCAACAACATCGTCGAAAACCTCTTTGGCAAGTCCATTTCTTCCGAAACGCACAGTCGCCCGCAATCTACGGGCCGATCCATCAAGGCTTACGTCCTCTACCACACCAATCTGCTGGCGTGGGTCATGATCCAAGAGCAACGGCATACGACCTGACTTAGCAAAGCTAAGATCAATGCTGCGCTCATTGTGATCTAATATTTCATTGCCAAAGCTACGCTCTACTGGCTCTTCGCTGGATACAGCAATGCGAACAGTACGCTTATCTTCGTCAACAACCTTACCGTCAAACGACATGCCGCGAGTTTCCATCTTCTCACGGTCAAGACGCTCTTCATCATCGTAATTCTGAATGCGCTCATCATCTTCCTGAGTAGTCTGCATTTCTTCTGGCTGATCGTCCTGATCAGGCTTCGCAAAAGTGACAGTGTAAGCATCATCTGTCTCTTCCACGTTTAATATGTGACGCTCTTCCATCTCTGCTGATCCCTTCAGTTCAAGACCGATAATATCATCTTTTGCCATATCTGCGCTACCCCTTTCATCGTTAGCCATTGGATGACCCTTTGGCAGAAGGTCAGTATCATGCTTTCCACTGCGGAATTTGCCATTGCGCAGAACGTACAAAAAGCTGTTCACGCGGGCATATGCCCACTGTTCAGGCGACTTTACGTTAGGTCTGACGCTCTGCGGGTTTGTCTTATAAGCGCCAATGCCACGCTTGAATACAGCCGTTAGCGTGCGTGTACTCGTGCGCTTAGACGCTACATCACCAACCTTTTCGTTGTGATCCTTAGCTTTCTTGGCCAAGCCAGTCTTAACCGCATCTGTCACGCCAGCGGCGCGATCTTCTTTATCCAACCGCCCTGCAATCTGTCTGCTCCACGAAAAGCCCGCGTCACCGCCCCAAAGCGCCCATGCGATACGGCCATTTGATGGATAACCCTTTTCGCCTACGCGAAACCCCTCAGCCTTCTTATCCACCTCATGACGGCTAAAGAAGCTGAACATCCGCTTGGCTGTATCGTCTGACAAATTCTTGCCATTGGATATGTCACGCGCTCTAGCAATGCCAACTTCAGTACCGCCACGCCCAAACTCACGCCGCCACTCTAGGCCGCGCTTCGCTTCTTCTACCATTCCATCAGTCGGTTTGTTCGACATCATCCACCTCTGCCGGTACTGGTTGCTTCATGCCAAACGGCTGATAGGCCATAGATAGGCCAAATTGCTCGGCAAGCTCTTTGTCGCGCTCGATCTGGGCAAACGTATCTTCTGCATCACGCCCATAAGTCGCAGCAATGTCCGAATGGCTCAAGATGCCGTTCTGCAATCCTACAACCGCAGCATTCATCTCCTTGAGCGGATCAACCCACTGGAAGCCTCTGCCGCGCCAAGTTACGTCTTGGCTGAACTTAAATACCTTATTTTCACCAGAGATAGGTATAAATCCATGATCCATCACATGCTCTAGCCAAATGCGATAGAACGGATCAAGAAAGTGATCGATCATAAACCTATGCAATGTGCGGTAGAAATCTCTCTCTTCCAGTGCGCCCTGACGTATGGACGAATAGCTTGTTCCCTCAAGATCGTTGGCTAATGATGTATAGCTTACGCCCAAGCCACCAGCTATACCGCGCAGAATTGCCTTCTCAAAGTCAGCAAACGCAGATGTCGGGTGCGTTGGGTCAAACGGGGTGAAATCAACGCCAGCAGGCAGTTGATGAAATGTACCAGCTTCAGCATCATAGATTGGAACAGTGTTTTGCTCATCGTCAAATCCATCAGC